GTTCCAAATAAAATTCAAGCATTCTTAATAAATTACGAAATCAAGAAGCTAATAGACAAAGCGATAAACGTTCGTAATCGTAAGTACAATCGTATTATTTACGTAAACTCATCACTGAGTGTCAGTAACATCAACAATACAATTAAATTCCTAAACACTGCATATACTACAATACAATTCATTCCCAAGTTAATCGATTCAGATCAAGAAATTGGTGAACTTGCCGGAGTAGAAACAATAAAAAAGGGTCGATAAACGACCCTTTCTTTTTTAAGTTAGATTTTTGTATTAATTCTCTTTGAGATCTTCCTTCTTTTGCATAATTTCAACTTGACCAGTCAATTGAACCGCATCTGTTAAATCAGATGGATTCTTAGACACAATGATGTCAGATTTTCCACCAAGTTCTTTGTCCTTTTGTGAAATCATTACAAGGTCGCCAGTTTCAACAACCTGTGTTCTACTAGCAGTTACTAAATAAGCAGCTGTCATTGCTGAACTAAGTTCATCTTGGAAAACTCCATCAAAATCAATCTCACCCTTATTGGTTGAGGCTTGAATTGTAAATTCACCAGTTTTTTCAGCTAACCACTGTTCAAATAGTTTGATCATTTGGAATTAGTCTTTATTTTCGTCTTCGTCGTTGTCTTCAGTTCCTTCTTCAGGAGCTTCTTCCTCTTCGGTTTTGCAAAGCTTCTTAACTGCTGCGCAAAGAAGATCGCAAACTTCGTCTTTTTCAATCTCCATCTTTTCTGCGATTTCAGCGATCATCTCTTCAAGATTTTCTCCGAATTCTTCCATTAAGTTCTCAAGTTTTTCTTGATCAACTTCAGGCTCATCATCCATTTCTGGAGCGTCATCCATTTCTGGAGCATCATTTAGTGGAGTCTCATCCGCTTCTGAATACATGTTAAAGTCTTCATTAACGAATTGTTCGAATCGAAGGATTTTACCTTCTTCAACAGCGTCAACTGTTGCAATTGTTGGTTTTGCGTACATTGGGTCAAATGGTTTTTTCTTGGCCGTTCTAGAAATTAGGTCACGAGTAACCGCTTTCCAAGTTGGGTCGTAGTTATGATTGAAGTTTCCACCCTCGAAATCAGCATTTCTGTCGATTACGCGCTGGTAGCCTTTCAATGATTTTCTTTTTGAAGTATCAAAATCTTCTTTTGAATTGGGTCCGCCGAATCCAGGTTTCTTTAGATTCATGTGATCATCCATTGAAGGATTGTCTCTGCGCTTTACGTTAAACATGTCCATGTTTTAATAGATGATTTTTTTACTGTCCTGTTCTAGTTTCAGTGTACATATCGGCTGTGAATTGAACTGTCAATTTATAGATACCTTCACTAGTGTAGTCAAGAGCAGTTTCGGTCATTTTAGCAGGACCTATGAATACTGGAGAGAATGTAAAATCTCTAAAGATCAAACCGGCTCTGTTGAATTGACTAACTTGAATGGTTGCATTCGCGTAGTCAGCTTTTAGACCTTGACGACCAGTTAATGGATCGTAAATTAAATCGGCCCATGCTCTCAATGCATTGTAAATGTACATATCGTTACTATTGTTCAAGTTAACCTCAAAATCGATTGTGAACTGATGATATGTTTGAGATGGTCTAGCTGGTGCGTAAACCCTTTGAGAGAATTTGTAGTTTTGTACAACAACTGCTGAACCTGAACCTGCGTATTCTGGTAAATTACTTACCTTAAGTACGTGCTCAAGCATCAAATTGTTACCGAATCCAGGTTTACCAGAAACGGCTGGTGGTGGAGTGATGATAACTTCGAATTGATTTAAGTAAATCGGTTCGTATTTACCAGGACCCGCTGTTGAGTTTTTAAAATGTGGTAGACCTGCCATCTTGTCTCTTATTTTTTAGTTATTTATTCGCTGTCTGTGAGGATTGTTTATCGAGTTCCTTTTCTTTTTGTGAAGGTTCCCTAACCTCAAGCTCTTTTTGTATTTGTTTTTGGATCGACTTAATTTCAGTAGTAGTCTTATTCTTTAGCGTAATGTTGGTTGCTTTAATAACATCGGCTAGGTCGAGTTCAGGCTTTTCCTTTGAGTAGACAGAATTTGGATCTGGCGTAAAGCTTAACTCAATTGATGGTAACACTTGAGCCAATAAATTTCCGCCGAACTTACATTCAGTTTCATTAAATTCCTCAAACTTCATGATTATTGTTTTTCCAAGAAGACCTCCAAGTTTAACCTCTGCCCAAATCTTTGACTTATTGTCAATTCGATCGCCAGCAACGGTTTTGGTGATGTTATTAGATACCTTATACAAGAACTTAACTCCTGCCGAGTAGGCTCCTCTTTCCTGCTGACCTTCTAAAAATCTTAATTTATCACCCCTTACGATTACAGTATAGGCAATATCAGACTCTTTTCCAGTTTCTTCAGGGGTCACCTCAGTTTCACTCGGCTCTTTAGGCTTATTGTCTATTACCGCCGGTGGTAAGGGTTGCTCGTACTTAACCAGAGCACCTCCAGCCTGTCCTGCAGCCAGTTGTTTTGGAGCATCTGGTCCAGCAGGTAGAGCTTTTTGAGAATCGTCATCTTCCTCTTCCTGCCCTGCACCTAATTGCTTTGGAGCATCTGGTCCAGGAGGAAGGGCCTCCTCGTTCGTTTTAAGAGATCCTACCTTTTTGTCAATTATCTTATTGATTGCAACTAATAGTTCGTTAAGAAGTGATCCGGATGTGTACTTGACGTATTGCGGGGCTCCGTATGCAGATGTATATTGCAAATCAGGATACACATCAGTTTCGTGGATCTCTATACTTTGTTTATTTTGATCCCATTTAGGCTGTTCCCCATTTCCGGGCTTTTGCCAAGTTATTGCAAAACTAATGATTGATTCTGCTATTACGCCCTGTTGTGCCAAGTTTATCCGATTTCTTTTTCACCTTGGAATTCTTTTCCGCGGTTTGACTTCTTTTTGTCAGGATCTACTGGCTTATAGTTAGCCCAAATCTCATTGTAGATTCGACATGAAGCTCCCATGAAATTAACGATTCCAACGTACTTCTTACGGTCCTCGCCTTTCATTTTTGAGATCTTTTTTCCGATGCTTCGAGCATCGTCTAGATCTAATTCTTCGTCGTCGGTCTTACCAACAAGATCCTTTAATGAGTTTTCGTTAGTTGCGAAATCTCTGAATTTAAGAACCTTCATGAAGTCTTTATTTTGAGTAGTTGCCATTTCTTTTTAAATTTTTAGATTTTGCCCATCTCACGGAAGATTGCATGACTGCAATTTGAGAAGGCTCTAAATTACTTAGGCAGGTTTGCCATTCCTGGGTTAACGCTCTTCTTGGTTGAAGATTTACCCTTAATGACTAATTTTGCCATGTGAGGTTCAACCTCTTTCTTAACTGCAGTTCCTTTACCTTTAGGAAGATCAGAAGTCTTTTCATCAACCATTTTAGTCGATTTTGAACCTTTACCTTTAGGAAGATCTGACATTTCAGGTTTTACAGATTTTGTGATCTTTGAACCTTTGCCCTTAGGAAGATCAGAAGTTTCGGTACTTACTGACTTGCTAATTTTTGAACCTTTACCTTTAGGAAGATCTGCCATTTGTTGATCGATGGCCTTCTTTTCTAAAAGAAATTCGCCGTAGCTCAATACTGATTTGCTCATGTTTGTTTATTATTTTTTGTATTGTTCTTAGGTAGTTATTTATTAGCGAAATCTGCTAAAAAAGAAAAGGCTCCCAATTGGGAGCCTTTTTTATTTGTCCTATTCGTTTTACGATTAGTAAGAAGAAGAAGGCTTGGTAGTACCAGTCAATACAGCTAGACCTGTTACGTTCATAGTGATGTATTGAGTTTCTGGATGCCATCCTGCCTCCGTGATAGCGTAACGTGACTTCATACCGATCTTTGGAGAGAAGGTTCCCTCTGCGATAGTTTGAAGAGACTCAGCCATGATGTAAGGCAAGAATTTAACACCTGGTTCTTCATCAGCACCTTTACGACCGATGTGGATACGATCATCGCTGAACTTCAAGTTAGGATCTACGTAGATGGTTAGACCATGTACTTTACCTGCAGGATACAATTGACCTGGAGTAGAAGGTAGATCGTTGTTGAATGGAGCGAAAGAGTAACCAGCAACGTCAGCAAGAGCAGAAGCAACGCGACCGTTAGTCACGATGTAAGTACCAGCACCGAAACGACCTCTGTGATAGATCAAGTTAGCCATTTCAAGGATTTTGGTAACAACTCTACGCTGTAAAGTTGAGATGTTTTCGAAACCAGTAGCACCAACCGTTAGGTCAAGGTTACAAAGGTTAGCACCTTCGATTGCCTCAACGTTAGTTTTGTGAACTGCACCAAGTTTGAATACTCTGTCAACCAATTTCTTGTTGATAGATTGAGCAAGCTCGTTAACAGCTACGTTCTCCAACATTGAGATAACGTCAAAGTTCCATACGCGGTTAAGATCTTGGATCTGCTCAACAGTTGCAGAGATTGCAACTTGGTCTCCTTTTGCTTCGATGAACTTAGTGAACATACGAAGACCCATTTGACGGAATTTAGAAACCTCAGCTTCTTCTCTCTTCATTCCGAAGAAATTAGATTGAGAACCAGTAGTTCCTAAGAAAGGACCGTCGAAATCAGTCGTAGCGTAGTTGTCATCGCTAACTGAAGTGAAACCAGAGATGTGGTTTTCAAGTGCAGAAACTAGTTCAACTGAGCTAGTTCCATCAACCCAAGTTGCAACGGTAGAACCAGAAACAGTTGTGGTTGAAGAGAAAGGACCAGCGATATCAACGTTACCACCACCTGCAACGAAATAAGTTCCAGTTAAAGAACCAGCTTCAGCAGCGTTGATGATTTTGAAGATAGGAAGGCCGTCTACACGTGAATCGCCAACGTACTGCATAACTAGGTCATCAGAACCGTTGTTAACACCGTAGTTTGATCCAGCTACGAAAGCAGTTGAAATTGTCAAACCTTTGATTTTGATTAGGTAAGGCTCGTACTGCTTGTCGATGTTACCACCTTGGTATACGTAGTCTAGGTAAGGTAGGAAACCTACAGGAGAATCCATAGGAACTACACCAACTAGGTCGAAACCGATAGTCTTAGCAGCTACTTGAATTGCTACTGGTAAAAGGCTTGGGAATTTATCACCAGAACCAGATACACCAGCACCGTAACCATTTTTTGCACCAGCTGTAGTGAACGGAGTCATTGAGCTTGTTGGTGCAGAGATAGCGCCCATTGCGCTAATTGAACCTGGTTGCTGTAGGAATAAACCTGGAGCAGCTTGAGATTCGTTGATTGCGCCTGCGTTATCGAAGATAGCGTGGTTGTGAGCTAGGTCAACTAACCAAGGACGAGATTTGATGTCTGCGCCGTAACCTTCTAAAACTGGGGCCCAAGTTTCTTTGATTGAAGCGTCATTCAATCTTCTGAAAATTTTTGTTGCCATTTTGTTTAAAATGTTTTTTTAGTTTTGTGCTCTTCTTTGGAGCATTTCAATGTAAGCGTTAGAGTAGCCTCTTAGACTTTCATTTACTTGTTTTAACGAGACATAACCTTCTTTACCTTGGTTTTCGTTAATTGTTTCATTATTTATATTTGCCGAGTTGGCAATTCTTTCACGAATTCCTCTAAGATCACGAGAATCCCAGAATGATTTAACTTGATATGGAGTGTTCAGTGACAAGTTGTTAGCTTGAGCAGCAATCCAATTTCTTTCACCGTCTGTCATGCTTTCGTAAACTTCTTTGTAGTTTGCAGGCATGTAACGAACGTAAGCTGGAGTATTTTCAACTTGCTTGTTTAGAACCGCTTCCATGATGTTAACTACTTCCTCTTCTGTGAAGAAGATAGCACCTTTCATTGTTTCAACGATTGCTTTCTTATCGTCTTGAGTTAAAGCATAGAACGCTTGCTTACGAGATTCGCTTAGAAGTTTCAAGAAAGGATATTTTCCTTCAAGAACCGCATTTGCTGAATTAGACTTAATGTGAGTTAAGATACCGTCAACCGCGTTAAC